TCCAGCATCTCGGACAGCGCATCGCCCTCTTTCTTCGTCTGGCGCGCCATCAGTAATCGACCTCGTAATCCATGTTCACGGGTTCGGTTTGCTCAGTGGTGGCATAGCGCAGCATCATCAGTGCGTACCGCACAGCACTCAGGATGTCGTCGTGTTCTTTGACGATGCGGCCGTTATCGCGGTGATAGGTGGCGAACTCATCCCACAATGGGTTGAGGTGCGACGCGAACTTGAGTCGCCCCGTCTGCATGCGTTCCAGCATTTCCATCACGCCGGCTTCCAAACCATTCGATCCATCCGCGAAGGTGGCGCGCTCGTTGAGCATCGCCACGCCCTGCGTGCGGTACTGCTTCGCTAGCTGCTCGCCGCTTCCCTTGTCGTGCTGCAGCCCGTCGTGCGGCCATGACACGGGAATCCACGGACCGCGCGCCTTGATGGCTGCGGCATGCACCACAGGCGTTTCGCGGCTCACCGCGTAGCAGTCGTACACGTACACCACATCGGCATCGCGATCCCAACTTAGCCACGCTGCAGCAGTCGGATGGTCCCAACCGAAGTCCAGGCCGCAGATGCGAGACCAATGCTTCGGAATAGCGAAGCTCTCGTACTCGACCTTACTGCGCGCAATCGGGAACACTGCGCCATCGCCGAGCATCGGGATGCCTTCGGCGCGCGCCTTGCGTTCATGCTCGGGATACGCCGCGATGATCCGTTCGCTCTGTTCGGGCGTGTAGTGCCCGGCATCCACGATGCCCATGCGGACGGTCACGCGGTCGGGCGATTCCTCCGAAAGGAAGCGCCGTACGACCTTCGACATGCCAAGCAGCGGCGTGAAGGTCGTTAGGACAATGCCGCCTGTGGCATTCGTGCGCGTGAGTCCTTCGCTGTAAATCTCCTCCGAAGGCTCTTCATCGAACCAAACCACTTCGACGGAATCGCCCTGGAACTTCGTGCGCCCCTGATCGTACGACTTGAAGATGATCGTGGATTCGCCGCCCGACACATGCCGGACACGCACCATCGTCACCGCATCCTTGACGTTCGGATACGGTGCGACCATCACGATATCGTCGCCAGGTATTGCTCCCGTGCCGCGTTCGTGCGCACGACCCAGCAAGATGCGCTGCGCCGCGTCGCGCGAGACTTCCATCGTCTCCGATGCCACCCACGCAGTGATTGCGTGATCGAACCGTTTCCCGCTCCACCACTGCGGATAGCGACCAGTGACATGCATCGCCACTTCGGCGCCAGCGCAGTACGTCTTGCCGACCTGGTTGGCCGCCATCAACAAGCGCTCGCGGACTCCCTTTCCAAGCGCATGGAACTCGATCTGCTTCGGATACGGCGCGTAGTCGCGCAGGCGATTCATGCGCACGCGCCTTTCCCGCTCGTCAAGCATCCCGAGCAGTTCCAGCTTCTCTTCGCGGTCCATTACGGCGCTGTGAGTACCGTGGGTCCGTTGCCGCTGACAGCCGGCATGAAGATCGGATCGCCGCTCACATCCACGCGGAACATCTGCATGTAGACTTCGCCGTTGTCCAGCGTGGCCGCGCACTGCAGGACGCTATCGCCGATCCAGTTGGCGAGAATGTCAACCGCCGCGCTGCGATTGTCGGGCTGGATGCGCGCACGGCTCATTTGCGCGATGTAGCCGAAGTCGCACTTCCAAACCACACTAGCAACCTTCCGCGCGGAGGAAATGACGCCGTTGAAGTCGGCCACAAGACAGCGTTTCTCGCCCATCATCAGCCGGCAATCTTGGATGCGCGTGCGGTAGTAGGCCGACGCAACGGCCTTCGTGGTGCGCCCGATCTCGTCGCAGACAGCTGGCGTGACATTCACTGTCACTGTGGCGACGTTGCTGGTGTCGCCGTTATAGGTTGCCGTGTACGTGAAGCTGTCCGGCCCGAAATATCCGTCATTCGGCGTGTAGAGCAGGCTCGATCCGCTTACCGATGCTGCGCCGTTTCCAGCCGATGACACGATGGCGAGCGTCGATCCTGTGACGGGACTTCCGCTCTCCGTGATGACTGGCGTTACTGCATTGTTGGAGCTGTATTCCGCGCAAATGATTGACTCGTTGGGCGCGACGGGAGCGGGCATGATGATCTCAGGCGAGAACGATGAAATGGCGAATGACATGGTTAAGCGCCCACCCAGCCGCCCGCATAACCAAACCATGACCCGATGGAAGATGGGACAGGCTCAGGACTCGGCCACACGCCAGCGTTATATGGCGCTGCAACCGAATCCACGTAAAGGGCGCTGAAAGTGCCCTGCGACATGGTGTTAGCCCATTCGCATTCGGCCAAATTGATTCCAGTGGGGTCTACAGAAACAAGGAAATGATTTCCCTGCGTTCCTGACACATCGACATCGGACGTGAGGCTAACGATGCCATTTGCGTCAACCGCAACCGTGAGATTGCACGCTGGGTTTGATTTCGCACATGCAAAAGTCGAGGAGGCGCCCAATGCGAGCTGACCGCTCCACATGAGGCCGCCAAACGCATTTGTCGTGAAATCATCAGTCGGGGAGAAGTAGACGGAAACGGTGACTGCTGTCGCCGCTTTCCAGATGCTTTGCGAATTCATGAAGAAGCTTTCGGCGACGTTGCCGCTAGATGCGTGGCAATCTTAGCGTTCAACTCTTCATCCGTGAGCGTCTCGTAACGCGTTGTCAGGGTGCCCGACAACTCGACAGCCTTCAGATCCGGGATGACCTTGCGTAGCAGAATCTCCGCGGCCTTGATTTGCGTGCCGCTCATCGGCGTTGTTTCGGCGTTATCCGCATGATCGTCTAGCTTTTTCAGCAACTTGGCGGCGTCGATTCGATCACGCGCAATTTCCGGGTACGGCTTGCGTCGATTCGCGGCCATGATCATTCGCCCTTGAGCATCCGATGCGCCTTGTTGCGCACCTGTGCTGCTGCCGAATCGCTGATCTTCCCCTCGTGCTGAGCCTGCGAGACGCGAGCCAACGCGTTGCGGGCGTGGCTTTTGTCCGGCATTGGGTACTTGCGCGCACCGGGCATCCCGAAATCGGACTTCGGGAGGTCGTTACGTCGTGAGCTGGTGAGCTTGGCCATGATTGACTCCTACGTTTGCCAGCGCCTCGATCACGCGCCCCATGCCGTGATCGGTCACGTTGTCGAGCGAGAAAGACGGTGTGCCGATCTTGGTCAGCGGTCCGGGCAGCGACAGCTCAGGCGGCACCTGCGTGACGATGTCCAGGCCATTGCGGGTCGCGAACCACGGCACCTTGTTGACCGCCAGCAGATCCTGCATTGCGGCATCGGCGCAGAGGCGCGGCGGTTCGAAGGCGTACACCGGAACGACGTGACCCAGCTGCGCCAACACGGCGCCGTAGATGATCGCCATCGCACCGCCGAGGCTGTGCCCTACGACAGCGGACGGACGCGGCAAGTCGAGGCACTCCGGCAGGATCGCCGCCAGCGCGCCGTAGAAGCCCTTGTGAATCTTGCCCAGTCCTTCCACCGCAATCACGTCGCAGTTGAGATCGGCTAGCCATGCCGCGAGGTCGTCCGTGCCCCGGAACACGTGCACATCGCCGTAGACGTGCATCCGGCTGGCACTGTCAGGCTTCCCGATGGTCGGCGCGTCCGAATAGGCGCGCTTTGCCAGTAGGGCGTAGTCGAGCGAGTTCACGGTTTGGCCGTACTCGCCGCGCCGGCCGGAGCCGCCTGCGCCGCCTTGATCTGCTGCTCGACCACGCCGACGACGCCGGCCGCGGTCTCGGCCACCACGAGCCCCGCCTGTACCTGCGCCTGCTGTGCCGGCGTCAGCGGTAGCGATCCGGCGAGGTGCGCCAGCGCCGGCAGACCGGTCGAGATCAGCGCCTGAATGCTCGACACGTCCACGGCCGGCGCAGCAGCAGCGCCATTGCAGACGGCGGCTACGATGGGATGGATCGCGGCGAGCTGGATCTGCGCCTGCGCGCCAGTGCCGGCGGTGGCTGGATCAGCCTCCAGCGCGGTGTTGAAGGCGACCAGCTGCGCATGCACCAGGTTCAGTTGCGGGCACGCGATGGTAGCGATCTGCTGCGGGGTAAGCGGCTTCGGGGCATTGCCGGCGCAACCGGTCAGGATGGCGCCCAGAGCGAAGGTTGCCAGCGCGGCGAGCGCCAGCAAGGCGTGACGGATGTTCATGGATTACCCCTTGTCGGGATGGTTTGAGTCGAACGGTTGCGGGACGGTCGGCGCGGGTGGTTGCGGCTTCTGCCCGGTCAGCATCTGCCGCACCGTCGCGTCGTTGAGCAGGAACAGCACGATGCCGGCGGCGCCGGACACTACGGCTGCCCAGTGGGCGAACTCGCCCTCGTGCTGCTGCGCGTAGAAGCCGCCGAACAGCATCAGGTAGGCGTACACGGACGACTTCTCGTTGAGCTTTCCGGCAATCAGCTGCAGCACGGCGACGGTCGCGGGCTTCACCGGTTCACCCTCTCTTCCAGCTTGCTGATCCGGCGCTCGTGTTCGGCCTGCTCGGTCTGCATCGTGTAGATCGCCTGCGTGACGCTAGGCATGTCAGCGAGTGAGGACTGCAGCTGCTTGACCTGCTGCGTCAGTACGGCAATGGCCGTCGTCTGCGTGGTGACCGTGGACGCCAGCCAACCGATGCAGCCCACGGCCAGCAGCTCGGCGATGATCCGCACGGAACTGCGGAAGCTGGGTTCGTTCGTCTCGCTCACGCGGTTACCCCGTTGACGAACAGGTCGCGCTCAGCAGCGCGCCGATTGACGAGCCCCGGAAGCACTTCGCCGCGATCCATGACCCATACCCGGAACTGATTGGCCGCAGCCTGGTAGTTCCCGGCGTTCAGCAGCCGCAACAGCGTGGAGCGCTCCAGATCATGCTCGCCAAGGTTGAACACGAAGTCGCACAGGGCGTCGAACTGTCCCTGAGTGAGCGGCACTTTCACCAGGGCGTTGACGCCATCGGCAGCTTCGGCTAGGTCCGCCTGCAGGAAATCATCGGCCTGCTGCTGTGTGACTACATCGCCCGGCTGCACGTCGCGCGTATGGCCGTAGCCGATCGTCCAGACACCGCCAGCGTCTTGGTACGCCTCAAGGCGCAGGCCTTCGCTGGCTTTCACCAGGTCGATGGAGGCTTGGCTGGGCGTGGTCGGCATTGGGCTTCCTGAAACGCGAAAGCCCCGCACAGGGCGGGGCTTCGGTGGTGGCTTTGAGTGGGCCGATTTGAACCGTGTTTTTGTAATTACACAACACCCAAGTCTTCAGGCTCCAACTCGGGTTCACTGAAAGGGATGCGGAGCCACGCTGCGATGTGGATCTTCGCGACGCGCAGGTGTTGGTAGTAGCGCACACGCCCCACGTTGTCGCCGCGCTTGCGGAGTCGCATTTGCTTGGACTCGACAGGCTGGCCCGGAAGCCAATATTCCAGCGTGACGATGATCGCCGGTAGGCGCCCCATCGGCTGCAGCGCAAGAGCCTGAACGGCATCTTCCACCTCGTCGGCGCTTGTGCATGACGTGACATGCCCGAGCCCATCCGGTGGCCTGCCGTGCCATTTCATCAGCGAAGCCATCGGCGAATCGCCGTAGCTGGAGTCCACCACGACACCATCCACGATCTCACCGCGGATGCCGTATTTGCCGCCGCCGTACTCGCGTCCCCATTCGGTCAGGCGGTCTTCAAGGCGCGTCGCTCGTCGAGTCATCACCACCTCTCCCGCATCACGTTCGCCGGCATGTCCGGCAACTCCATCCAGCACAGCACGCCGTCCCTGCGCCAGTAGCCCTTGATCCACCAGCCGTATTGCGGTTCGTAGCGCGCGACGCCGTAGCGCGACCAGGCATCGACCACGAGGTATTCGTTCTGCCGCTTAGGCGGGTCGGTGTGCCAGGTCATGCCTGAGCCTTCCGCTGCGCCCGTTCCTCGCGCTTGACCTGCCGCTTGAGCCGTGCCAGTTCGCCTTGTAAGCGACGCACGAACTTGTCGGCCACGTCCATCGGCATGGCCTTGTAGTCGGCGCCCATGAACACCGCGAGCCGGTCGCCCACGATGGTTACCTCGGGCTTGGTGGGGAGGGTCATCCCATCACCTCGATCTCGATCCACGCACCCGGAGCCTCCAGCGCACCACAACCCTCGTTCGGGTAGCGCTTCGCCAGCAGCCCGTACTCGACCACCCGCGCGTCATCCTTCCAGATCCCTGCAGCGGTCAGTGCGTCTTCCGTGCTGCGCGCCAGCTTAGACAGGTCGGGCGTCCGCATCGGCCACGTCTGCCGGCGCTTTGGCGCGCTCGACGGCTTTGGGAGGGTGAAGATCATGTGCAGCCGCAGCGGGCAGTCCAGCGGCGCACGCAGGCCGCGCACGATCTCCGCCGCAGCCTTCACGTCCTCGCGCCAGGGCTTGACCTTCTTGCTCGATTCGACCATGACGCCGCGGCCGCCCTTGATGCCCATAAACCGCTTGCTGCCTTGCGGGCCAGGGATGCCGTAGACCTTGATGACCATCCTTTCGGCATGGACTTCGTTCCGCGAATCAGGCGCGCGCGCGATGTGGGCGGGTTGGGTCATGCCGCACTCCACGAGTCGCGCACACCGATTTCGTGGTCACCTTCTTTCGCCCATCGCACTTTCACCGG